TGATAAACTTAATCCGCATTCTTCTATAGGATATCCACTTTCTGGTGCAAAAGCTCAATATATTGAACGATTGGACCCTGAAGAGTTCCCTGGGGTTGCATGTCCTGCACAATTGGATCAGCGTTTCTGGGATGAGGCTAATAGAATGGAAAAAGAATATATGAGTGGCAGGCGATGCCATGTGCCCTTTAAGGCTTGTTTGAAAGATGAGCCAACAAAGAAAACAAAAGATAAAGTCAGAGTATTTCAGGCTTCACCAGTAGCTTTACAATTGGTGACCCGGAAATATTTTTTGCCTGTCGTGCGTCTTTTGTCGCTTTTTCCATTGGATGCTGAATGTGGAGTTGGAATTAACACCATGGGGCCTGAATTTGATGCCGTAGTGAAACATATGCGGAAATTTGGATCTGATCGCATTCTTGCTGGTGATTATAGTAAGTATGATTTACGCATGCCTGCTCAATTAATTTTGGCGGCGTTTGATGTACTAATTACGATTGCTCAGCAGTTCGGTTACTCTGAAAATGATCTTGCTGTAATGCGTGGAATAGCAACTGATATTGCTTATCCTGTAATGGCGTATAACGGCGATCTTCTTCAGCATTTTGGATCCAATCCATCTGGTCAAAATCTGACCGTTTACATCAATTCCATTGTTAATTCATTATTATTGCGGTGTGCTTACTTTAAAATTTATGAAGGAAAAAGGGTTCCTAGTTTTAGAGAGGTAGCCTCAATGATGACTTATGGAGATGATGTGAAAGGGTCCATAAAAGAAGGTTATGACGAATTTAACCATGTTGCATATGCGCAGTTTTTGAAAGCGCGTGACATGGTATTCACTATGCCAGATAAAGAATCTGAGCCGACCCCATATATGAATGATGTGGACGCGGATTTCCTTAAGAGGAAAAATGTATATAATAAAGAGTTGGATCAGTGGATGGGAGCATTAGAAGAAACTTCGATTTTTAAAAGTTTAACTTCTGTGCTCAAATCAAA